ACGAAAGAAGAATTAAAAATTTGAACCGCGCGCGCTGAGGTAGCACAGCTGATATCAGGTTCTCCACATTGGGCTACCTTATTCGACTTTCCAGTATATAAACGCCAAAGAGTACAATCGGGCAAATAATTTTTCCAAGCCTCGACAATCTCAGGAGAACTATCAGATGCAAACTTATCCCGTAAATAGTTAAGCAATGAAGCAAACCATTCACGACAACTTTCACAACCAAACGTTTCATTCCTAAGACCACATGCTCGAATAATCGTATGCGCAACCGTTTTCTCTTTATTATCTATAAGCATATTACTACGCATTCTCTTACAATCAATCACAGGAACATACATTTCAAATGGTAAATTAGGAGGTTTAACAAGCTTGAATTCATGTCCAAGAAATGAACAATCACAAGCAGACCTCAGTTTGTCAGCACCAAATGTGTAGACCATACCAATCTCTTTCGCCGCAACTTCTATCGTCTCTTTAGTTACAAAGAGTCGGATAAATTCATGCAAAGCAAGATTAATATCGTCACCACAAATACATAACTTGACAAACTTTTTCCAATATTCATATGTATGATATTCCCTAGGCACTGTCTTTTGATAAAGAACAGCAGCATCAGTGTAATTCATAAACCCATTATCTGGAGTAGTACAACCTTGACCACTCGGATTACCACCGTCACGTCCGAAAACATGCCCATCTGGCATCACAAGTGGACTAGTAGCCAACTCAGTATAAAGATTCGTAACTCTCACTCGATTGGCAACAGTTTGATACTCTGGAGCAAGCATCCGAAAGCGGAAATCTCCAACTTTCATCAATTGCCAGCGCTTCTTACGAGCATCAAACTTGTTACCATCAAGTTCCATTACAGAATCAGGGCCAAACACACTCATACTAGCAACATAATCATCAGCACCACCCAAAAGAAAGTTCTGACCTAAATTCATACTGTGTTTTCCACACGTATCAACAAGACGTTGATTCTGATGCAAAAATAACTGTAGATGCGCAGTGACATGGTTAATGTCCATAGCAACTATAGTACGTATTTGCCCTGAATTAATCTTGTAAATAGGACGTACTTCTTCCTTAATAGTGACACTACAAAGACTATGTATATAATCATCAGTGCCTAATCTTTCCCAATAATCAGCATAGAAACCACG